CTTAAAACTATTGCTAAAGAAAAAGCCAACAATCATTCATATAGTTCATTAAAAGAATATATTGATGAGTATAAAACAATTATTGACCAACTTACAAATAAAATTGATTTTTAAAAAAATATGAAATTAGAAGCATTATACAACGCAGTTATTGTTAAACCCGTAGAGACAGAAGAAACCTCATATGGTGGGATTATTGTTCCCGATTTGGGAAATGAAAAAAACAAACTTGGTAAAGTAGTAGCTATTGGAGATGGTTATTACTCAGTTACCGGAACTTACATTAAAACTGTTCTTAAAGAAGGTGATACCATTATTTTACCTACTATGGGTTTTAGTAAATTAGAACATGAAGGTGAAGAATATTGGATAGGTCCAGAGAATCAGGTACTTGGTCGATTGGTAGATGATAAAGATTTTAATAAATAATATATGAGCAAAATTATAGAGTTCGGCCCTGAGGCACGTAAAAAATTAGCCGCTGGTGTAGATAAATTAGCAAATGCGGTTACAGCAACACTTGGTCCTAATGGACGCAATGTGGTTATTGCAAATCAAGGTGTTCCTCAATCAACAAAAGATGGAGTAACAGTAGCAAAATCAATTTCATTGGAAGATCCAATTGAAGAATTAGGAGTTCAATTAGTTAAACAAGCAGCAATTAAAACTGCTGATTTAGCAGGTGATGGTACTACAACATCTACTTTATTAGCTCAAGAGATGGTTAAACAAGGTTTAACACATTTAAATAATGGAGCTAATGCTGTTGAAATTAAACGCAGTATTGATAAAACAGTTAAAGATTTAGTTAATTTTATCCGTGATGAAATTAAAGAAGACATTTCAAGTGAAGACCAACTTAAACAAGTTGCCACAATTTCTGCTAACAACGATCCTGAAGTAGGTGAATTAATTGCTACAGCAATGCAGAAAGTAGGTCGTGAAGGTGTTGTTTTTATTGAAGAATCTAAAAACGGAGAAACATATCTTGAAACAGTAGAAGGTATGCAGTTTGATAGAGGTTACAAATCACCATATTTTGTTACAGATAATAACAATATGAGTACTACTATTAATGATGCTTTGATTTTAATTGCTGATAAGAAATTTACAACAGTAAAAGAATTATTGCCTATTTTAGAAGCTGTTTCTAATCAAAATAAACCTTTAGTTATTATTGCTGAGGATGTAGATGGTGAAGCGCTTGCTACTTTAATTGTAAATAAAGCTCGTGGTATTTTGAAAGTAGTTGCTGTTAAAGCTCCTGATTTTGGAGACCGTCGTAAATTGTTACTTGAAGATATTGCTATCATGACAGGTGGTCAAGTATTTAGTGCTGAAAAAGGTATGAAACTTGATAAATTCAGTTGGGAATGGTTTGGTGAAGCTAGAGTAGTTACTGTAAATAAAGATACTACAACTATTGTTGATGGTAAAGGTGATGCTGATAAGATTTCTTCTCGTATTGAAGAATTACAATCACAAATTGAAAAATCATCCTCACCATATGAAAAAGAAAAATTACAAGAACGTTTAGCTAAATTTATTGGTGGTGTAGCAATTGTGCATGTGGGTGGATTTACTGAATCTGAAATGCGTGAGAAAAAAGATCGTGTTGATGATGCTTTACAAGCAACTAAAGCCGCTCTTGAAGAAGGTATTGTACCAGGTGGTGGATCTGTATTAATACATGCCCGAAATTCAATATATGTAGATGATATTGGATCACAAATCGTTTATAATGCTTGTGCCGCTCCTTTTAAGAAAATATTATCAAATGCGGGTTATGAACAAGAAGATATTTATAATGCCATTAATTCAGTAACAGGGGGTGATATGTGGGACGGTTGGGATTTAAAATCAGAAGATTTTGTTAATATGAAAGAAGCTGGTATTATTGATCCTGCTAAAGTAACTCGTATAGCACTTGAAAATGCAGCATCTGTTGCAGGTACTATTTTATTAACAGAAGCTGTTGTAGTTGATAAGCCCGAAGAAAACAAGAATGATGATGGGCTTGGAAGTATGATGGGAATGATGTAAATTTAAGATATGCAAGACGCAGTATCACTAATTGGAAAACTTATTAATATTGATGGTCAATTACTTACTGTCAAAGCATTATATTTTATTCCTGGTACTGATAGAATTTATGTAGGTATGGCCACAGCAAGCCATACTTACATAAACTATCCTATCAATGATTTAATTCCATATTTTAAAGAACAAATTAAGTTATGAGTAAAATAGAAACACAAGAAAAATTAATTGAAATAGCACACCGTATGCCACCAGGAGACAATTGGAAGGTTACTAATGTTAATGAAATTCAAAAATCCATTACAGATGCTTTAGAAGCATGGTTTCAAATGGCTATTGTTAAACCAAATGCTTTTAGATTAGATTTGGCTAATGGAAAACTTTATGCTATCTTAAATCAAGAGGTTGAAATCAAAGAACCAGAACCAAAACGTTACAACATATATGGCGATTACTAAAGAACATACTATTTTTGTTGAGAAATACCGTCCAACAACACTTGACACTTATATTTGTGATGAGCAGATTCGTGAAAAGATACAAGAATTTTTAACTAATCAAGACATACCTCATTTAGGTTTCTTTGGACTACAAGGTTCAGGTAAATCTACATTAGCAAAAATATTAGTTGCTAATATTGATTGTGATTTTATTTATTTGAATGCTACTGAGAATAGAGGTATGGATGACATTAAAGAAAAAGTAGGTTCATTTGCCTCTGCTCGTGGTTTCAAACCATTAAAAATTGTTATTTTAGATGAATCAACTCATATTTTACAAGCATCACAAGTATTGCTTTTGAATATGATTGAAACATATAGTCTAACTACTAGATTCATTCTAACAGGTAACTATCCAGAAAGATTAATTCCACCCCTTAGAAGTAGATTACAAGAATTTAAATTAACTCCTCCATCTAAAAAAATAGTTGCAAAACATGTTTATGAAATTTTAAATAAAGAGGAAGTTGAATTTGTAATTGAAGATTTAGCAGCCATAGTAAATAGTTCATATCCTGATTTTAGAAAAATTATTAATGATTGCCAAAAATATATTATTAATAACAAATTAACACTTCCTGGTGTGTTAGGTAAAAATGATGATGTTCAAAATAAAATATTGAATGAATTGAAGAAACCAACTACTAAAACGTTTAACAACATTAGGCAAATTATCGCCGACAATGATATCTCTTCATTTGAAGACGTTTTTAAACACCTATATATGTGTACAAACGAATATGCTGTTGGTTGTGAGGGACAAATAGCAGTTATTATTAATGAATGTATTTACCAATCAAATTTTAGAGTAGATTTAGAAATTAATTTTATGTCTGCCATTTCTAGAATTGTTTCAATTTTAAACCAAAATAGAATATTATAAGTTATGAGCAATAAACCACAAATGAATGTCAACATTGACATTAAAAACACTAGACCAATTACATCACCTGAAGGTAATCAAGTATTTTCTGAGGGAGTAATTTTACGTAAAGTATCTCGCTTTGTAACAGGTACAGCAGAAGATGGAGTAATTCCAGTACCATGCTTTTATGATGTAGTTACAGGTAAAGTATTAGTTGAATTATTACCTAAAGATTTAAGAGCAGAATTCGAAGAATCATCAGATGACACTATTTGATTTTCTTAAAGAAATTACAGGTACAAAAAAACAATGGTCTTCATTTACAGAAGAAGATCAGAAGCAATTTAATCCATATATGGTTCATAAATACATTAGTATGTATGAACCTTATGTAGATGTAGCTAATTATGCTCAACTTCTTCCACATAATGATAAAGAAAAAATATACCAATTCTACTGCAATATGATACCAAAAAATAATGTATGGTTAAAATATGTGAAAGGTTCACGTAAGAAAACCAATGAGACCTTATTAAAATATATTTCCGACTATTATACAATTTCAATGGGTGAGGCAGAAGATTATGTGTTTATTTTGAAAAAAGAAGGATTACATCAATTACTTGAAAAATCAGGTGTTGATGAGAAAGAAATTAAAAAATTATTAAAAGAGATCAAATGACAAAAAACAGTGATTTAGGGACTATAGGAGAACATCCTGCAACCCGAACCGTTATAAAAACAGATACAGTAGTAGATTCTATTGTTGATAGTTTTATCTCTAGAGCATCTCAAGGTAAAACTAAGTATGGACATACTCTTGATAGGCAAGATCTATCAGTATTAGACTGGATTAATCATGCTCAACAAGAACTTCAAGATGGTATTTTATATCTTGAAAAATTAAAGAAAACCTTAGGTGGCTAAGAAGAAAAAAATACCTGCTATTGTAAAACAGATACAAAAGCAACCTGTTAAGGAAGTTAACTATGCGTTTCATAAATCAATTTCATATAGTCAACTTTCTATGTATACTAATTGTCCACGTAAATGGTCTTTACAATACAAAGAGGGTCATTATAAATCTGAGTCATCAATTCATATGACATTTGGGACAGCATTGCATGAAACTTTACAACATTACATAACAACTATATATGAGGTGAGTGGTGCTGAGGCCGATAGAATCGATTTAGAAGCTTATTTTGAAGAACGTTTTAGAGAAACATATTTAAAAGACTATAAAGCAAATAAAAAAGTACACTTTAGTGATCCTGTTCAAATGAATGAATTTTTTGAAGATGGTAAAGAAATTATTAAAGTTGTAAAGAAAAATAGAGGTGGTCATTTTGGTAAACGTGGTTGGTTTTTGATTGGATGTGAAGTACCTATTGTATTAACTCCATTACCTGAATTTAATAATGTTTTATACAAAGGTTATCTAGATGTTGTTTTATATCATGAACCAACTAATAGTTTTAAAATTCTTGACATCAAAACCAGTACTAAAGGTTGGAGTGATTATGAGAAAAAAGATGAAACAAAACAATTCCAATTAATTCTCTATAAACACTTTTTTGCTAAACAATTTGGAGTTGAAGTTGATAAAATTGACATTGAGTTCTTTATTGTTAAACGTAAAATATGGGCTGAATCACCATTTCCATTATCCAGAATACAAGAGTTCAAACCAGCATCTGGTAAAGTAAAAATGAATAAAGCAGTAAATGCAATTTCAAGTTTTATTGGAGGTGTATTTAACACAGATGGTTCTTACAAAGATATAACTCATGAACCAACTCCTAATCTTAATAATTGTAAATACTGTCCTTTTAAAAACAATAAAGAACTTTGCAATAGTGGTGTATCTTGAAGAATATTTATATATTTATAATATATATATAATGATGGATACAGTAGATAATGAAAAGAATATACATGGTGTTAAAATTTATATTTATGCTTTAATGGATGAAAATGAGCAAATAATATAT